ATGGACTATCAAATCGATTCTTTTATGTTGTATTGTGATTCTAAACATTTATCCAAGAAAACCCTTGCGAGTTATGAACAAACTCTTAAACTCTTCGCATTGTACTTGAAAAATGAATTCAAAATTGAAGATGCAAGTAATGTCAAATCAAGTCATATTAGAAATTACATTAAGTATCTACGAGAACGCGGTAAGTATACAGTGGTTGTTAGAGAAAGAAGTAAAAAGCTTAATCATCCAGATAATAGACATGATTTTAATAAACCAATAAGTGATAGTACAGTTGCGAATTATCTCCGTAATATCAAAGTTTTCTTTAATTTTCTTTATTCCGAGAGAGAAATAAAAGTAAATCCAGTTGAAACAATAAGGAATATTAAACCACAACGTAAGATTAAGCCGTTATTATCGGAAGAGGATTTAAAAAGGGTGCTTAGTAAATTTGATCAAACGCAATTTCATTCCTATCGAAGTTATATTATGTGTAAATTAATTTTGGATACAGGCGCAAGAATAGGTGAAGTTACTGAGCTAAAACCTGAGAATATTGATTTCAAACAAAAAGCAATTTTAATAGAGAATCCAAAGAATAATAAGCAACGTTTTGTTTATTTTGGACATAAATTATTACAAGAATTAAAAAGGTGGATGATATACAGGGATAGATATTCAGACAGTCTGTACCTATTTCCAACTACAAGGGGAACGAAATTAGACATCCGAAACTTTGAAAGGAGTTTAAAGAACGCTGGTAAAAAAGTGGGGGTCGAAATCCATCCTCACCAGCTCAGAAATTCGTTCGCCAAGTATTATCTACTTCAGGGAGGGGACTGGGCAACACTTAGTAGGATTCTTGACCACAGTTCCCCAGAGGTTACGCAAAAGGCATATTTAGACTTTACAGATGAAGAAGTAGGTAGGAAATATCAACGTCACTCACCATTAAATAACTTAGATATTTAATTAAAAACAACATAAAAAAAGACCCAACTACTGCAATAGTTAGATCTTCGGTATGTCCACTAAGGAACACTTATCAGGTAACTTTATTGTATGATATTTTCTGAAAAAAATCAAGATATCATAGTGTATTAAGTGCGGACTTTTTTAAGTAGGTCATACCTCCCTAATACTATTTTTGGAGGTTATCTGTCGTGAAACAAAACAATATTGAATCATTTAAACACTTATCACAATTTAAAGATATTAAGGATTTTAACAATAATATAGAACAATGGATGGTTGATGTTAAATCTAAATTCACTAAATCAGAACTAGTTGGATTAAAACGTCTTATCCGTTTTTGTGCAAAAGTAGCTGGTGTTAGTAATGCTAAAATTGCAACCATAACAAAAGCTACTCATGAGCTAGATCAATATGCTATCAGTCGCTCTACATTCAAGCGTATGACTTCAAAAGCACAGTCATTAGGCTTATTAACTATGTACGAAACTGAACGTAAGAATGGCTCTAAATCAAGCAATGTATATGTGTTTAATCGTTTTTGCTCACAAGTTGAACCATCCAATGATGAACAATTGAACCATCCTAAAACTAGCAATTCTCAAGCTAACAACATTAAAAATAAAGATATACGTACACATGAACATGTCCGTAATGATCAACCAAAAGTTATTTCAAATTTCGTTAATAAATCATTCGCTAATTATGCTGCATATTTTTTTCCAGTGAAGCAAATAGAGGAGTTGTATAGAATCAGCTATATACATTCCAAGTTGTTTAAACTAACATCAGAGGACTTGCAAGCAGCTTCAGAAGAAGCATTAAGGGTATTAGTAGCTAAAATAAAAAAACGTAATGTGGAGTCTGTAAACGGCTATTTTAACGGAATTGTTAAGAGGATATTTAGAAAGTACCAACTTAATAATATGTTTGATGCTTACTGGGAAATGTTGCCACGTGGCAACAAATCAGTTTATGAAAACATATACTGAGTTTGGTGATTACGCGACGTCGCGTAATCTTAGCACAAGTAGTTGTTATATTAGGGGTACAGACAGCAAAACGGAAATATTGTACGTTAAGGTTGGAACCGTTGATATAAAAGGGATGTTCTAATAACGTTCGTTTATGGTTCTTAGATAAATAAAGCCATGTATACCCTTAAAACGACCAATTCACAGCCCCAAAACCCACTACCAAAATCAAAGTACCGTTTATTAAAGATTAATACCTTTTTGGTAAGATCTTAACGTACACATAATAGGCAATTTTTATAGTTTTATCTGCTTACCGTACAAAATTTCCGAAATGTTGGCGAGACCCCTATTACCAACGACTAAGTAAGTAGTTTACAAAATGGTAACGAGTTGATGATGTCTCCATTTCAGCGACAACTAGAGAAAGGTCGTTCACAATGTGAACTAGCTCCATCTAAATTGATTAGTCAAAATTTGACCAATCAAAATATTGTTCATCGCAATTTGCGACAATCAAATCATATAAAGATGAACGTTCACTATGCATTTGGTACAGATCAGGTCGGTCAGACGGACTTGTTTTGCTATTAGGAAATCTACCTCACCGATATTTTATAGTGGTTAGATTAGAAATATATGGATGTTTTAATAATGATTTCTATAGTTGATAATGATGAAAAAGGTAAATATTCTTCTACGAACAATGAGGAAAAGCTGACACATATATTGTATGCATCAGGTCAAATAAGGGAGATGTGGTTATTAACCGAAGATGGCTTATATGAAGTGTTAATGCAAAGTGGGTAAATTTAATATAAAAAAAGGACGGGCACTTTATCTGTACGTCCTCATTTATCTACGAACTTAAATAGCTTTGTTACATCTTCGATATCCAATACCGTTGCAATTCGTTCAACTAATTCCTTGTTGATCGATTTACGTTGGTTATTTTTAAGCTCGCTAACAGCGGCTTCTCTGGTTTTTTTAGTATTATCTGGATCGGGATAATGATATTTTTGATTAATCATTTCCGTAAGTTCCTTTTGATTTATATTATACTCTTTTAAAACTTCTTCTAATGTAATAACTAATTCTTTCCCCATATATGTAAACCTCCAAAACTAAGTAAGTATCTACCTATAGTATACTTTTAAAATCAAAATTCTGCAATAACGTAATTTTTTTAAAAAATGGGTTGCAATTACGAAATTTAAGAATTATAATAATGTCATAAGGTTGATTGCGAAATAACTGAATTTAGTAATTAGATAATATCTGAAAGGGAGTTGTTAGAATGTTGTTAGAAGAAATTAAAATGCTGCTCGATTACAGTAGTACAAACAAATTCAATAATGCTTATGAGCATGTAGATGGCGAAATTATTAAAGCTTATAAAATTAATAATAATATATCCATCTATATTAATGATGGTAATGCAACAATCGCTCCAATTAAGTATTTTAAAGAATTGGATCTTTATTATGAAGCTGGGGCGTTCATCAGATTAGGTGAAGTCAGTTCTACAGATAACAATAAAAAAACAATTATAAAATTGTATGAAAAACTCGAATCAACTTCATTATTAGACTACATGCTCTCTCCGGAATTTAACATGCTTTTTGATATTGATTTTAATGTCACTAAATTGATTAAAAAATAATACAGAAAGAGGGTAGCAACAAATGAAAATTAGTGCCAAAGAATGGAAATCCCTATCCTCGGAGACAAAACAATATCTTTTAAATCGGCTGTCAACGCTTCAAGCATCTAAATAAAATAGGGGATTAAACTCCCCCTCAATAAGTAACAGAATTTGGAATTAATTAAAATAAAAACCAAAAAAGGAGAGAATACATATGTTAACAAGTATATTTAGCGGATTTAGCCTAGAAGAAGTAATGATCATGGAAAGAGATTTAGAGTTAGTTTTAATAGATGCTGCTAGTGATCTTGGTGAAGTTGAAATGTCTGAGACAGCAACGGAAGAAGCGTATCAAAAAGTACTAAAAGTCTTCAATCAATTGACTGAAATGGTTGACTATTTAAACAAAGAAATTCAAAAATTCTATGAACTTGACGATTTAGATCAGCAAAACACGAACATTCTTCATTAAAAGTTGTTGACATTGTCTGACTATTGGGTTTATTATTAAATCACTAACCGCATATTCATCAGAGAGAACGACAAATAACCATACCTTATTGGTATAGTAAAAATAAATTGTTGGTTAGTGGTTTTTTAAAAATTATAGGTGTATTTTACTTCTGTCTTATCTAGTAAAGATACCGATTTTTAATTTTTAAATAATTGGTATCTTTCGTGATGTCTCTATATTATCAGGGTGGATGTATGATGTCAACACTTATAGAGAAAAAATCCCGATATTCCGGTTATTCTATTGGGTTTTTGGAAGTAAAAGGAAATTTAAGGGGGTGTTTTTAATGAATTAAATAAAAAAAGAACATTAAATACAAATAAATTACATTTAACAGAGATAATTAGGACGAGTGAGAATAGTCCAAATAAAATTAAATTGAAAAAGGGAGGAAGTTTATGACAAAGAAAAACAAAAATTTGAAAGATGGTTCGTTTACTAAAAAGGAATTGAAATTGTACGAAAACTTATCTGAAAAGGAAATTGAAATAATCTTACAATTCCAAGAAAGACTACCTATACTACAACGAGAGAATGATAGTTGGATTAACGGTAGAAATCTTCATGAACAACTAAAAGTAGGAAGAGACTATTCCAATTGGATGAAAGAACAGTTAGATGAATTAGATGTAGAAGAAGGTAAAGAGTTTACGCCTTCAAAGGCGAAAACCTCAAAGCAAGGTGGTAGACCTAAAATTGAGTATTCCTTAACTGTAGAAACAGCAAAAGAAATAGCAATGATAGCCGGTGCTAAAGGTGGTCGTACTAATCCTGAGTTGAAGGAACTAAGTAAAATAACACGAAAATATTTCATCTACATAGAGAAGGCATTTAAAGAGCGTCAAGCATGGAATGAAGATAGGGAAGGTAGTATTAGCCTTTGTAAAGAACTTAAGGGTGCATTGATAAAAAATAAGAGTAGTATCGTACCAACACTCCCTCAATGGAGTAGAGGGAATCTTTTCGTAGCAGAGTTTTCTATGCTTAATGACATCATAATTGAAATGTCTGCAACAGAATATAGAGAGTTAAAAGGATTAAAGAAGTCTACTCCTATTAGAAATACATTCGATGAAAAGCAACTTGAGTGTGTAAAAGAATTAGAAAAGTACGATGCTGATCTGATCGCTGTTCAAGGAATGTTTGATATGCCAAAACGAAGAGAAGTATTAACAAAGAAATTCAAGTCTATAAATAAAAAAGCAAACTAATAAAATACCATAAGTTATACATATTGCAATACATAATAATATAGTAATTAAATTGTTAAACAGAGATAAAAGGACTGTGAGATAACGTCCCACTTTAAAAGGGAGGTATAAACAATGAAATTAAAACATGCTGAGTTGGGTAATTTACATCAGCTACAAGAAGAATTACAAAGATTGATGCAAGAAAGCGAACATTTTAATAATCCTAATTTCACATTTAACCTCGAAGGAGTTTACAGAGGAGTGGGCGATATAATCACACTAAATAAAATTTGGGATGACCGTATCGGAGAGAAAGATATTAATCCATTCGAAGAAATGAGGATGATATTCCAACGTGAAATGAAGGAACAAGGTTATACCTACAATGATGTGTTAAAAATAATTAATAACGACAAAACGATTTAAATAAAAATAAATTACGAAAAGGGAGAGTAATAAATGAAAGATTCTATCTTTAATCAAATTAACCACGCAATTAGCCTAATTCAAGAATATTTTTATGAATCTGATCAATTTACATCAATCTTTAAATCAGAACAGACTAAGTTAAATGTTGAATGGAACAACATAGGCAAGAAATATATGTTATACCTGGCTAGTCAGAATCAAGAAGCATATGATCAGTATAACTCTCTAGCAATAAATCAACCAACAGACGCTTTAAGTCTTGAAGATTTACCTTTTTACTATAATAAGCAATTATCACCTTTCAATGTCGTATTTTTAGTAAGAAGATTTATTAGAAATAAGAATAAAAGTAAAAATATTATTTGGAATCAAAAAGAAAGATTGAGAGAGTTGAAGACTGAGCTTAAAGAAATTGGAGAGACACTCTCTAAATCTAGATTAAAAACAGCTAAAGATACTGTACAGTCAATTAACAAAACAAGAAAGAATATCGATGTACTGCTTGGATTGAAATTAGAAGGTTTTAGTATAAAACTTTTTCTAGAGTCATTATTTATAGGTAATAATACAATAACTAAGGATGAATTTTTAAGCATTATCACAGTTGATAAATCAGCTTATACAAAGGAATACATTGATACTCTTCCTGACATAATCGATTACAGAACATTAGAAGATGCAGTCTTTGTACATAAAATTGAAGATGAGAATGACGAATGGATGTTTGATATATTTTATGATCAATTCTGGACATTCAGAAACGACCATAAGGATAAATTTAAAGAAATAGAAGATAAACTATTTGATGAATTGGGACTTAATCAATTACCTACATACAATGTTTCTTTTGATGAATTTGGGGATGTATCAGAGATTAAGCAGAATCCACCTAAATTAAAGTTATTACAGTAATACATACATGTCTGACAGAGACAACAAAATTGTGGACAGTGAGAAACGTCCAAATAAAATTAAATTAAACAAGGGGGGAGTTAAATGTTAGTCAAGAAAACTTGGGCAAGTAAAAAGACGGTAGGAAATGCCTTTAAATCACCAGCTTACTATTACAAAGGTTATTTTTTACTTGGATTAATACCACTATACATAGAAAGACACAGTAATTAAAGTAATCCAAATAAAATTAAATTAAACAAGAGAAAGTAATATGGGGTAGTGAGATACGCCCCACTTTATGAGGGGAGATTAATATGAAGAAAGAATTAAAAGCGAACGATAATATAGTGTTTCAGACTCATAGAATACGGAGACAGATTATTGTCATATTAGGTAGAACTGGCGTAATTAATTTTCTTGATAAATGTGCTAATTGGTTAGAAAGGAAATTGACTTTTACTAAATAAAATTAATTTACATAACAGAAACAAAACAGCCGAATGAGAGTAGGTAATGCATGGGAGAGATGCTATGAATGGCAAAGAAAGAATTTCAGATACAAGTACCCACTTCTATTGTTAGGAATAATGGAATAGGATCTGGCGAGTTTGTGTTATTAGCCAAACTTATTGATGCTTATTACGGTAGACCTGAACGCACATTTGATCTTTCGATTGATTATAAGGCATTAATGTTTTACTTATCAATTAAAGATAACAACACTTTTAAGAAACGTTTAAACAATTTACATAGCATAGGATATATTATTGAACCAGTTGATAAGTTACCACGCAAAGGAGCATTAATAATTAAATTAAATCCAGAAGTAGTTCCTGAGTTGAAAAAAGGTCAACATTTTACTCAATTACCAAGAAACGTAACTAGTAAGAAAGTAATTGACGCTGTAGGAGATACCGGAGTTAGGCTTCTGTACTATTTTAAAAGTTATATTAATACAAAGCAGTTGTATAAGGATAAATGTTCAGCTGCAATAGAAACAATTGCTGAGCACCTTAATATAGAGCCTAAGACAGTAATTAAATATAGCAAACTATTAGAAAAGAAGAAGTTTATTAAAATTACACAACATAAAGTGGAACACGAAACTGAATACCATCCTGTATCAGGGAATGAGATGTATTTATTTTTTAGATACAATAATCAGTACTATTTAAGACTAGATAAAATCGAGGAATTTTGTCTTAAAAGTGCTTAATTTTTGGCTTAAAAACCCTATGTGTAATTTGTCAGAGATAATAGAAATCCTTCAGAGATAATAAGAATTATTTCAGAGATAAATTTACCTAATTTCAGAGATAATCAGAAAAGTTTCCACGATAGATTACACACTATATAGACAATACTAATATACAGAGTAATATACAAGGTAATATACATAATCAGATACAAAAGTAAGATACATATTTCAAAAACGTAAAAAGCGAGTTTTTCCGTTTTCGGTTTAATCAATCATAAGTTTTAATTGTGAGTGTTAATTATACATAATCAATCGTTTAGTTTTCAACTTAATATAAATAAATTACAAAAGGGAGAGTTGGTTTATTGGGAAATTTATTAACTAATCAAGTTTACGTTTACTCGGTATCAACGGATGTATTTTTTACAAAGGAAGAACAACAAGTTAAAACGTTGAAGGATAGATTACATGATCAACGTAGGTTAACTAAGAAGAAGCAGGAAATACTTGATACTATTGATGAGTTGAAATCAGAGTTATTAGAAGCTGAATCACAAGAAGACATCAAGTATATTAAAAAGAAAATTAAATCTAATCAAAGAAGTTTAGAGTATCTTGACTATCTAGACAATGAAGTCTTAGTTAATGAAAATTATAGTGATGAAATTAAGCAACGTTTCAACGGTAAAAAGTTATCTAATGCTGGATTAAAAAAGTATCTTAAAAGTAAAATTGAAACTGAGAATAGTCGCTTAATTGATTTACGTAAAGAAGGTGAAGAAGTAGCAAGAAATCTCAATAGGTTAAAGTTAAGTGATAAAATTAAAATTGGACTTTTTGAATCAACACTAACTAGAAAATTAAAACTAGAGAAGGATCAATTCTCTGATAAGTTAATTGTGGTTGAGATATTCAATTATGAAATTTTAAAGAGTTTACTTGATTATGGATTCACTTACAATGGTCAACAATATGTCAGATGGTCTGCTTCAGGAGGAGCAATTAGGGATAAGAAATTTGTATTTATACATAAGGAAACGTGGGATAAGATTGAAAACTCTATTACCGCAGGATTGAATGATAAAATAATCAATGAAAATGGAGGAATGAGCGTCAATAAATATACAGCCTACAAAGCCTTAGCATCCTCAGCGAGTACTAAATGGGAAAGTTTTGATATTGATAAGTGTATTGTAGTGGACGATGTAAAAGTATCTCTTGAGCATAAAACAGTCGATTTCATTAGTAGGGACACATTTGAAATAGAAAGGGATTACGATTACACAGTTAACTTAGAAATAACAGATGGTGCTGGAATGTATCTCCCTAAAGTGAGTGAAGAATTATTTGGTGAAGGTGTCTATAAGAACATGCAGTATAGAGCTCCATGGATGAAAGGTTGTCTATCTCCTGTACCATTTGATAAATTTACAGATAATCCTAAGGTTACAGATATCTATGGGAAAGAGTGGGATATTATTGAAAATGATATTCAAATAATATTCTTCAAGTCACAATTTAAAATGTGGAAACACTTCATTAATAAAGATAATCCTGAAGAGTCATGGCAAGTGTATAAAGACAATTTCAAGAAATATGGTTGCGAAGCTGCGTATATGAATCCAGAAGAAGATAACATACCGGACGCTAAACTTAATTATCAATATCTACAGTCGCTAGTATCAGTTAGTAATGAGGATTTAATGGAATTAGCTAGAATGACTAATGATGAGATTCAACTTATGGGATCTGATGCTGATACAATGATTAAAGTGTTAGGTGCTGAAGATGGCAACCCAGATATGAATGAGTTTCAAAAAGCTATCAATCTATATCCTGCATTACTTAATGATGAAAATAGTAAAATGGCAATTAAGAATAGAAAGAAGAAGATGCTTAAAGAAGCTAAAGCGGGAAAATTAAATATTGATGGAAAATATACATATGTTTTACCTGATTGGTATGCGGTAATGGAAAGTATCTTCGATGGAGTAAAAAATCCTAAAGGGTTATTAGGTGAAAATGAAGTATATTGTAGCTTGTATAACAAGGGAACAGTCGATTTAATGAGAGCTCCAGCTTTATCATTCGAGCATGTTCTTAGAGAGAATACTAGGGATGAAGGTATGGAGGAATGGTTTTTAACTAAGGCGGTACATGTAAGTGCACAAGATGCAGCTTGTTCTAAAATTTTGATGATGGACTATGATGGAGATAAAATTATGATCTCACCATCCGAATTACTTATCAAATTAGTAAAAGACAATTCAAAGAATCTTGATGTTGTTCCATTAGAATATGAAATGGGAGTAGCTGCACCTAAGTTAATCAACAGTGATAGTATATTTGAAAGTTTACAGATAGCATTTAAAGCTAATATTGGGCTAATATCAAATGTCATTTCGAAGATATTTAATAAGGATAATTTTGAACCAGATGAGGATTATTCACTCATCAAGAAATTTTGCTCATACAATAACCACATTATAGATATGGCAAAAACTTTAGATGAAGTGAAATTACCTGATGATTTAAAACCTGTATGGAATTACTATAATAAGTTACCTGTCCCATATCTTTTTAAATATGCTAAAAGTAAGAATGTTTATCAAGAAAAGAATAACAGTACAGTAAATCGACTCGAGGACATAATAATCAATAAAAACATTCACTTTAAGAGTGTTGTTGGTAAGTTTGATTATAAAAAATTAATGTGGAAGCAGAACATAAAGGACACTTCATTTATAGTAAGTGAAGAAAAAGACAATGAAATTATTAGGGTTTATACATATTTGGACAGAAATAAAAAAATATACTTACCTTCAGAAGAAGAAGCTAAAGACCAGGATAATAAGAAGCAATACATATATTTAAAGATTCGCGAAGAGTTGTTGAGTATTCATCATGACGCACAACAACTCAGTGACATATTAGTAAGATATTTGTTTAAAGTTAAGAATAGTAAGTATAAAACTACATTGTTTGAGTCATTTGGAAATGAGATTATTAAGAGTTTAAGAAAGAATTTACTCCATGAGATTGATTGTATAACATGTGGGACTACTGTTAAGGAACCAAGTCAGAGACAAACTAGATGCGAAAAATGTCAGGGAGATTATAGAAGAAAATTAGATAAGTTAAGAAAACGGAAGGAAAGAAAAAAGTTAGAAGAAATGTCCGCATGAGTTAGATTAGTAGTTTTGGAGAAATGCTAATAAACCCAATAACCATAAGGGTTTTGAGCTTTCTCTTTTTTATTTAGATAATTGTCTTTAAGGGGAGGAGAATACCAAGTCAAATTTATCAGCAATCGGCAGTGTACTCCCTCAATTCCATATTTTGGAACACTAAATTTCCTATTCGTATAATTAAACTTATTTTATCAAACTAAATTATAGAACGCAAGAATAAACATTATTTTTTTATTTCCTAAAAATTTTTAAACGATTCCGTAATTATTATTCTACGGTTTATTTTTTATTTTATCAACTATTTTACTTATAAATCTCATCGAGCTTATCTATATTAAGTGATTACTCTCCCTTTTCACTTTTTATAGGTAGGTTCTATGAGGTTTATAATCTCATGTCTGTATTGATGCAGACTACTTTTCCAGTCGGAATAACTTCAAACAGTGAAATTGTCGAAGGTGAAATGCTTTGACACAGTGAGGAGAAGGAGGGGTGAAATGCCCTCCAAATCACATTTGAAGGAGATTGGATAATTAATGACAGAAGTAAAACCAAGCGCAATGATTAAAGAGATACCTAATTTTAGCAGGTATTTAGCGAATCTTAGAACAGGTAAAATTTATAAGAAAGCAACAGGGGATAAACCAGGTAGATACTTAAATTTAAATCCTAATGCCGTTGGTTACATTTATGGAAGTTTTATAAATGATTCTGGTGAAAGAGTCGCTATGAGTGTACATACAATTATATTAGGAGCAGCAGTGGAGACTGACCCGTCTAAGCCGTTTTGGTTAAAAATGAATTTAGAGATTGATCATTTAAACTCATGTAAATCAGATTGTAGATTTGAAAATTTACATTTAACCACTAAAAAATTGAACCATCAAAAGGTCGACAGAAGTACGCCTAAATCAAAGAAACTTGAAGATGAAGTAGTAATCAGTGTTAGAGAAGCATTTAAAGAATGGGTGGAAAGTGGAAAACCTAAAATTGAATTTTATAAAATAAAATCCAAGGAATTAGGAATGAACTCTTGGCAGACAGCACAATATTTATGTTTGAATCGAAGTTATAAAAAGGTAAAATCAAAAATTGAAGTTTAAGAAATTACATAATATAAAGTAAGTTGGAATTATACATATAGAATTGAGAAGGGGAATTTTCCCCTTAGTGATTATAATAAGACTTAAACCTCCGAGAGTGACGGGAGTTATATTAAATTCGAGTTTATTTTATTCGCTGAAGGCATCCTTTTTAGGGTGTCTTTTTATTTTTATTGTTTAAGGGAGAGATAATGAATGAGTTTTGAAGAAGCAAAAGAACAACTAATGAAAGAACATAATATTAATGAAGAAGAATTTCAAGAATTGTGGGAACGGGTAAAAGTTTGTTTTGAAACAATAGTAGAGATTTGTAAAAATGTTGCAGATCAGATTAGAGAATTGATGGATATTTACTTAAATGATATTGATAAGAGTGTTTATCCTGCACAAAGACGAATATACAGAAATATACCAATTTTAAGATCGCAAGTGTTGATGAATAAACCAAAATATATTAGAGCAAGGTCTTGTTGCTAATGAGTAAAGTTAAACGAATATTTCCAGGCGCTATAAATGGCTTGATTAATTGGATGGAAGAAAATTTCCATGAGATTGATGGATATGTAGTTACATTTAACTTAAAAGACGGAACGACAATGACTGTTTATGACGTGTATAACTATGTTCAAGCATTAGGATTATGTGAAGTAAGTAAAACTACGATTCATGAATTAGTCATGGAAGATGAATTTATAGTAAAAAAATAAGGGAGAGATTGATATGAAAAAAATTGCAGATGTACTAGTTGAACAATGTAGAAGGCACGGAATAAGTTTTAAAGATGTGCATATGACATGGTTAGCAAACGCTAGTCAACAAGCCTCCAATATTGGAATAAACTCAAATGAATTAGAATTGTATGGTATCAGTAAAGAAGAATACGAGCAAACTCTTGAGCTAATTTATAAAGATATGGAAATAGAAATCTAAAAATTAATAAAGGGAGAGATAAATTATGATAATTAAATCGAAAAAGTTAGGAAGATTTGTTATAGATTTTGGTTATTATTCATCAGATACATTACCATTAACACAGAAAATACTAGCTGAAACAGTTGTATTAAGATGTGAATGTTTACCTCATAAATTTTGTTTTGAGTACATAGCCTACAGTGAACAATTTGAGGAAGTTGAACAAGGTTGTGAACCTCCATTATATAACGCAGTAATCGAGACGAAAGAAATTGAAGAAGATTATAACACAATTAAGTTTGTAAAGGTGAGGGATTAATAGCAATGACAAATAGCTTTGATAATAAAAAAGCACATTTTGATTTTTATTTTGCATTTAAGTATCTTGATAAATTAACTAACTTACATAGTGAATCAGATTTGGATATGAGTGAGCATATTTATTTGGCTTGTAATTTAATACATAGTGGATTAAGTTTGGCGATTCCTGAAGTTGTAAAGTACGAGGAAAAAGATAGTGATATGGACTGTTTAATCAAAGTTGCTCGACAAGCAAATAATATTGGAATAAGTCGTGATGAGTTAGAAAAAGCTGTAGAATCGTTAGGTAATGTTGGAATATTAGATAGGAAACATTATGTCTATTTTGATGAGAAGGGAAAAAGATAATATGTTAGTAACTTTTCAGACTATGCTCATGGTGTTTATGTTACTGTTTGGTTTGTTTACATTAGGTGATCCATCTAAGGATAAAGATGTTAAATCTATCTACGGAGCAATTACTGTGATTAGTATGGGATTACTTACTGTAACATTTTTGGTATTTTAATAGGTGATAGTGGGGCAAAAAGTGTCCTAACTCCTAAAAATAGTCATAAAGGAGGTGGAGTGATGCCTAGAGCAGAAAAGAGTAAGCGTGATGAATTGACCTTCCAACAAAGGAAATTTGTAAATGAGTATTTGAGACATGGAAACGGCAGAAATGCAGCTATATCAGCAGGTTATAGTGAAAAGAGTGCAGATAGTCAAGCTAGTCAATTACTAAAACTTCCTAAGATAAAGAAAGCAATTGAATCAAAAGAGAAAGAGTTTGAAATGGCTTCACTAATCACAGTTGAAAGTGTCCTTGAAAGAATACTCAATATTGCTGATGATGAAGAATCGACTAACAATGAGAAATTAAGTGCTTTAAAAATGTTAGGTCAACACTTAGCTATGTTTACAGATAAACAAATTATAACTAATAAAGCTAACAATCCATTTGATCAGATGAGTGATGATGAAGTTATAAAAATGTATGAGGAACAAAATAAATTTAAGAAGAAAGCATAACCTTTTCGGTGTCATAACTTTTAAGTATTGACACTATATTTTATGTGTAGTATTATCAATGTATTGGAAGGTTTCATAACTTAGTGTCATAAATATATTGATAAATGAGGGGAATCTGCACATGAAATTTGGTTATGCAAGGGTGTCCACTAAATCACAAGAAGATAATACAAGTTTAAATCAACAGAAAGCATGGTTAATGGAACAAGGAGTATCCGAAGAGAATATTTATTGGGAAGTTGCTTCAGGTAAAGATAACGATAGAGAACAATTTCAAGAAGTGTTAAGCAAGCTTAAACATGGTGATGAACTAATCGTAAATAAATTGGATAGATTTGCTCGTTCAATTGAACACGGAATAAGAGAAATAAATAGTTTATTAACTAAAGGCGTAATTGTTAATGTTGGCAACTTTAAACGAATTGATCCCACAGATAATAATGACCCAATTCAAAATGCTATGTTGAGTATGATGCTCACATTTGCTCAACTAGAACGTGAAATGATTGTTATGAGGACACAAGAAGGTAAGGCGATAGCAAAGCAACGTGATAATTTTAGAGAAGGTAGACCAAAGAAGTATGGTAAGCAGCAAATAGAACATGGCTTATCACTATTGGAACAAGGTCATTCGTATAAACAAGTAGAAGGATTAACTGGTATTAGTAAAAGTACATTAATAAGAGCAAAGAAAAGGATGGAGAGTTAAAGTCTCTGTCCTTTTTTATTGGTTAAAGGGAGGTGGTTACAATAGATGTCGAATTAATAAAACAAGAATTAGCACTGCAACGTGAAATTAAATTAAGAATGGCTAGGAAATCCTTTTGGGAATTCTGTAAGGTATTAGAGCCTGATTTCTATATGGATGACCGATTATACTTAAAGAGAATTTGTGATACTTTACAAGGCTTATATGAGGGTACATTATACAATTTAAAGTTAAATAAACCATACAAAAAACTAATGATGAATATACCACCTAGACATGGTAAATCACGTACATTAGTCAACTTTACTAAGTGGTTGTTAGGTATTAATAATCAAAATAAAATCATTACAGCATCCTATAATGACGATATGGCAACAGACTTTTCTAGATATTGTCGAGATGGTATTAAAGAGACTAAGAATATTCCTACTGACATTATTTACAGTGATGTATTCCCTAACACTCGAATTAAAGATGGTAACGCTAGTGTGCAAACATGGGCATTGGAAGGCTCATTCTTTAGTTATAAAGGTGTTGGTATAGGTGGGGGTGTTACAGGTAAAGGTGCGAACATATTAATCTGTGATGACTTAGTAAAAGATATAGAAGTAGCCACTAATGACGATGCCCTAGATAAGATATGGAAATGGTACACAGGTACTTTTATTTCTCGTGCTGAATCTAATGCAATCGAAATCATGAATATGACTAGATGGGCTAATGATGATCCATGTGGGAAGATATTGCAAACTGAAGATGCTGATGAGTGGTACATATTGAAAATGGAAGCCTATGATGAAAATACAGATACAATGTTATGTGAAGACGTTCTTTCGAAGGAGCGTTATTTCTATTTGAAGAGAAATACAGATCCATTAGCATTTATGAGTAACTATCATCAAGAACCAATTGATGTCAAAGGCTCATTGTATAAAGAATTGCAAACTTACATAGATGTTCCAACGGATACAAACGGTCATCCAGACTTTGAGCAAATTATCTCATATACGGATACAGCAGACTTAGGTAATGACTATCTATGTTCTATTGTAGCTGGTGTCAGAAAAGGGGAAGCATACATTCTTGATGTTTACTATTCAAAGGATGGTATGGAAGTAACCGAACCTAATACTGCTAAACTATTCTATGAAAATAAAGTTAACCATGCAAAGATCGAGTCCAACAATGGTGGTCGTGGATTCGCTCGTAATGTGGAAAGGTTACTATGGGAGAATTATCAGACACGTAAACCTGTTATAGAATGGTTTCATCAATCTAAGAATAAGAAAGCTCGTATACTTTCAAATTCACATTTCGTTATGAAACATGTATATTTCCCTCATGATTGGAATGTTAAATGGAAGGAATTCTACAAAGCAATTACTACTTATCAAAAGGACAAGAAGAATAAGAATGATGATGCTGCCGATGCTCTAACAGGTATTGTTGAAATGGTAGGAACACAAAGAGCACAAATCAAATTTTTCGAAGGGGGGATATAATTGGTCGTATTTATACATCCAGCAGAAGAAGAAATTAATGCTGAGGTAGTTGATAAGTTTATTAAACTTCATCAAGCAGAGTTACCTAGATACAATCGGCTCAAAGATTTATACGAAGGTAAAGCTCCTATCTTGAATCAAGAAGCAAAAGAAAGTTATAAACCTGACAATCGAATAGTTGTTGGGTACGCTAAAACAATTGTCGACACTTTCAACGGGTATTTCATTGGAATTCCAATAAAAGTAAGTCATGATGATACAGGAGTAAATGAACGTACAGACAATTTCTTAAAAATGAATGATATGGATGATAATCAAGCGGAATTATCTAAAATGACTTCTATCTACGGTCATGCCTTTGAAATTCTATACCAAAATGAGTTATCAGAGACAGGCTGTACTTATAATGCTCCATTGGATATGCTTATCGTCTATGATGACACAATTGCTCAAAAGCCATTATTTGCTGTTAGATACCAGAAAACGAAGGATGGGATTAAAGGTCAATTATTTACAGCAGATAAAGAATTCGCAATTGCTGAAGGAAAAGACGGATTAATTCTTTCCGATGAAACTACTCATTTTTACGGCGATGTGCCTGTTATTGAATATATTGAAAATGAAGAAAGACAATCAATATTTGAATCCGTTGAAACGATGATTAATGCTTATAATAAAGTAATTTCAGAGAAAGCGAATGATGTAGATTATTTTGCAGATGCGTATCTTAAATTACTTGGGATGGAATTAGACGAAACTAAACTCCAAAAGTTAAGAGATACTCGTATTATAAATATGTATGGCACTGACGTAGAAAAACTACTTGTTGAATTTATGGAAAAGCCTAATGGAGATCAATCTCAAGAAAATCTACTCGACAGATTAGAAAGGCTTATTTACGAGAAGAGTATGGTTGCTAATATCAACGATGAATCATTTGGTAATGCAAGTGGAGTAGCCCTCGAATTTAAGCTACAACCCATGAAGAATTTAGCTGCTATGAAAGAGCGTAAATTTACAAGCGGCATGAATAGACGTTTTAAAATGGTATTCAATTTACCTACGAATATGGAAGCTTCTAAGAAGGATGAGTGGCGTAACTTAAACTATAAGTTTACTAGAAACATTCCAAGAAACGTTGCGGATGAAGCAGAAACAGCTGGAAAGCTTCAAGGGGTAGTATCAAAAGAAACGCAACTTAGCGTGCTATCCATTGTGGATAATCCTAAACAAGAGATTGAAAGAATGAATGCTGAAATTGAGAGTCAAAGGTCTGATTATACAATTAATTCAGATGATGATTTTTCAACAGGTGAAGAATAATGGATGCTGAAAGAAAATCCTACTGGGAACAAAGGATGATTCAACTATTCACTTCCCAAGACAAAAAGAACGCCAAATTTGAACGTAAAATGCACAAGGAATACATACGTATAGAGGAACAAATTAATAAAGAAATAGCTTCATTCTACACAAAGTATGGGAAAGATGATGTTATTAAATATCGTAAACTAGTCTTATCACTTACAGACAAGGAAAGAAACCTTTTGTATCAAGATTATGAAGCGTTTACTGAGAAATACCCTAAATATACACACTTAATGCCTGTTAGGGAGTCCATTTATAAACTTAATAGGTTAGAAGGTTTACAACTAAATATTAGGATGAATTTGCTTGAACTAGGAGTATATGAGGAAGAGAACTATCAGAAGTTACTAGAACAAGCATACGAAAATGGGTATCTATCAACAATGAAGGGGTTAAGTAACGCACCTTCTTTTTTTATGGTTAATTCTATTGCCATGAGTCAGACACTCAATGAAAAATGGATTGATGAGGGTAATTTTTCTACTCGAATATGGGGCAATAAAGAAAAGTTAATTCGATTACTCAATAATGAAATTCGAGATGGTTTTATTCGTGGGGATGATTATAGACAAATGGCTAAAGTTATCCAATATCGAACTGGTGTAGGAGAAAATGATGCTAAAAGGTTGCTTCAAACAGAGTATAACTTTGTAATGAATCAAGCTAACAAACAAGCGTTTATAGATGCAGGTGTAACTCGGTATGAGATATCTGCAATAATGGATAAAAAGACAAGTAGAACTTGTAGAAGTTTAGATGGTCAACAGTTTGAATTTGAGAGTGCAAAGGTTGGAGTTAACTATCCACCTTTTCATGCTAGATGTAGAACAACTGTTATTCCGGTAGAGAAATAAAAACTCGTCCATAACCGTGCTGGTGACATTAAACTGCATGAGTATAAACCCCACCAAGGGTATAAAGAGAGGTAATTATTAATGAAAAAAATTGATGAATTATTGTCATTGGATTTACAATTCTTTGCTGAAGAAGATGACAATTTAGACAGCAAAGAAACTAATGAAAATCAAGATAACAAAGATCAAATAGAAGATAAGAAACCAAATGGCAAGACTTACAGTGAAGAAGAAGTGCAGAAAATGGTAAAGGAACGTGTTGCTCGTGAAAAGAAAGCAGCAGAAAAAGCAATTGATGAAGCTAAGAAATTAGCAAAAATGAATGAAGATGAGAAGGCAAAGTATGAGTTAGAGAAACTTCAAAACGAACTAGCCGAATACAAGCGTAAAGAATCATTTTATTCATTGTCAAAAGAAGCATCCAAAATGCTATCTGAAAATTCTATTACTGTAGATGATGATTTACTTTCTTTTGTAGTAAAGGATACAGCAGAAGATACGCAACATGCAGTTAATTCTTTTGTATCTCTAATCAACGCAAAAGTTGAAGAAGGAGTCAAGAAGGCATTAGCTGGGAAACCGCCAAAGGTAACAACAACTAATAATGCGATTACTAAACAACAAATTATGGAAGAAAAAGACGCTATTAAACGTCAAAAATTAATTAAGGAACATATTCATTTATTTAACAAATAGGAGGAAATAAAACATGGCAGAACAAAATTTAACAAAAACAGGTGACTTTGCAAAGGCTGGTTCAATTGATTTTACAGAGAGATTTGGAACCAATTTATCTAAATTAACTGAAGCACTTGGAGTAACTCGAAAAATTCCATTATCAAATGGGATGGTAATTAAAACGTATAAATCAACAGTAACAATGGCAGCAGATAATGCGGTAGGTGAAGGTGAGGATATTCCACTTTCTAAAGTTAAAACAGAGCCAGCTGAAGTGATCGAATTGACATTCAATAAATATCGTAAAGCTGCTTCTGTAGAAGCTATTGCTAAGCATGGATATGATCAGGCTATTGTAGAATCTGATGAAAAGTTATTAAAAGAAATTCAAAAAGGTGTACGTACCGATTTCTTTAATTTCTTAGCAACTGGAACAGGCGAAGCAACAGCTATTAATTTACAAGCTGCTTTCGCTAGAGCGTGGGGGAAAGTGCAAACTTTATTTGAAGATGATGCAGTGCAAACAATTGTATTTGTAAACCCTGAAGATATTGCAGATCATTTGGCTACTGCAGATGTATCAGTACAAAATGCATTTGGTTTACAATATATACAAAATTTTGCTGGGGTTGATACTGTTTTCATAAACACTTCTGTTCCAAAAGGAACTATTTACGCTACTGCGCCAGAGAATATCGTATTAGCATACGTTCGAATTAGCGGTGGTGAAATCGGGAAAGCGTTTGACTTTACTACTGATGAACTTGGATTAATTGGTGTAACTCATGATGTTCAAACGAAAAACCTTACAGCGGAAACTGTAGCTTTGTCAGGAATTAAACTATTTGCTGAACGTCTTGATGGGGTAGTGAAAATTACTATTGGGAACCAAACACAAGAAACTGTTCCTGAAGTTTAATTAAGAGGAGGATGAATAGAACATGGGTTATAAAGTAATTGATCCGTTTAAGGATGTAGAAGATGGAAAATATTTGTATCCGAAGGTGGGGGAAAAGTATCCAAGAGAAGGATACGAACCTAGTGAAGAGCGTATCAAAGCTTTATCATCTACAAACAACCGAAAGGGTAAACCATTTATTGCGTATGAAGATGATCCGGTGGCACCTGTAAATCCAGGAGATGATGAAGTTTTCCCTAAACGCACAGGTGGAGGTTATTACGAGCTATCGAACGGTGAGAAAGTTAAAGGTAAAGATGCAGCTATTGAAGCCGAAAATGCTCTAAAGGGTGAATAATATGGCTATAAAAGATAGGGTGCTAATACGGAAACCTGAAATCAATCTTGCACTTTTAGATGAATTAATCCTAACTGCGACAGATCGTATCAATTTACGGTTAGGTGTAACCATTTTGCCTACTGAATTAGAATCGATAGTGGTTGAGGTTGTTTGTGCTATGTATAATAAGTCTCAAGCAAATAATGAAGGTATTAAATCAGAAAATGTTGATACTTTCAGCGTTACTTTTGTAGATGATATCTTAGCAGAATATGAAACTGACTTGAATAGATATCTAGAAATGAAGAATAAACAGGATAATGTAAATAGAGGAGTGTTGAGATTCTTATGAGATTCTTACCACTCCTTTTATATGGAAATCAACAAACAGGAAGCGATCAGTTAAACAATCCTATTTATGAATTAGTACCAATAGGGGAGTCGACGGGTCGCTTTTCTTCATGGACAGCGAAAGAAGTAGCTTTAGATAATCGTGATCTAACAGTAAACAATCGTAAAATTATCACACAATCTAAAAAAGAAACTTTAATCCAAGCAGATAAAGTAAAGATTGATGGACTGTATTATTCTGTTACAGAAATTATTGGAGATGACTACAGTCGGTGGCGAATAGTAGTGGTTAATCGATATGGAAGTGCAAAAATATGAGGATAACTTTTAATGGCGTTGAAAAACTGGGTGAAAAATTAATACAAAAGAGTCGTGCTGACTTTGATGCTGTCGGACAAAAGAATGCACGAGATATTTATGCTAGGTCTCAACGATCAGGTGGAACCCCTGTAGATAGTGCCCAATTAAGGTTATCTGCCCAGTATAGAGGGGATGAAGTAGGGTATGGTGCTCATTATGCTCCCCATGTTGAATATGGTCATCGTTTAGCAAATGGTGGATATGTCACAGGTCAGTATTTTTTAAAACGAAATGTTGATACTCAGCGCCCTATCTATAAGCAGGATTTATTAGAAAAATTAAGGGAGTAATTGAATGTTACAAAAATTATCGTTTATTTCTGTTCTTTCTGCAATCATACAAAAAGTAGAAGCTAATACAGGCTTGCGATGTTATGATGTCGTGCCAAAGGATAATCTCGTACCTTATTATCACGCAGAAATAGTTGGCTCTATTCCAGAAAAAAGTAAAACTATGCAGAAAGACAGATATCAAGTTGTAATGCATGTACATACAGAAGGAAACGGCTCTACAAAAGTTTTTAATGCTATTCAGAAACTAGAAGAAGCGTTAACAGAAGATATAGATTTACCTGGTGACTATGAAGTAACTCTACAAGTGCCTACTGGTGTTTCTCAAATATTTGATGAAGTAGATGGTACAAAACATGCAGTTGTAGGTTATGACTTTGTAGTTTTTTCAGGTTATAAAATGAAGATATAGGAGGGGCTACATATGAGTGAAGCTCTAAAAACGGAATTAACAAGTCAATTAAATAAAGCAACAGCTGGTAAGGATATTTTATTATCTATTTGGGATTCTACAGGCTCTACATTATTAGCAATTGCCGGTCAACAAGGATTAACGATCAATCGAGATAAAGATACTATTGAGGTAACATCCAAGGATTCAGAAGGTTGGAAACAATTTGTCGTAGGCTTAAAAGAATGGTCGATAGATAATGATGGTGTATATGTAAGAGACCACGCTTCACATAAACAATTAAAATCTCTTTTTGAAGCTGATGAACCATTTTTAATAAAAGTAACAAATCAAAAAGCCAAAACAGATATGTTCGGTGGTCTTGCTTTGCTAACTAGTTATCCAATTGAAGCGCCTTATGACGATGCAGTTACTTATACTATCGCCTTGCAAGGAACAGGCGCATTAGTTGATTTAGAAGATGCAGAACAAACACCAGAGGTTTAATTTAGGAGGAGAATATAGATGTTTACAGTTGATGGAACAGTATACACATTAAAGTACAATAAGCAAAAATTAAAGACTATTGAGTTGGTTACAAAGACAAGTGTTATAGGAGAAATGGCTAAAAATAACGGTGTTTTACCATACCCTGTTTTAGAATCTCTCTTTTCTTTAGCATTAGTAGAGGAATCTACAAATAGCGTAGTTAAACAAAAAGATGCTGAAAACATGTTTGAGACAGTGATTGAAGAAAACGGTTTGATTACTGTTAATGCGGCAATTGTTCAAAAATTACAAGAAGATATGGGTTTTATGTTCCGTTAGAGCTGGTTGAAAGTGATCTGCCTAACGATTATAACCCAAGTCCAGCGGATTTAAAGAAAATGGAATTAGCTAAGTCCTATCAATATGAGATGGATTTAGCTTTTTTTATTGTCCGAATAGGAATGTCTAAAAAAGAATTTGATTTATTAACTGAAAAAGAAAAAATGTTTATCCGTAAGGAACACGAAAATAAATTTCTACACGAAACCACTTGGTTACGAAATGCGGCGCTCAATGCAATTGGAAACGCCAACCGTAAGAAAGGTAAAAAGTTTATCGATCTATTTGCTAAGAAGGCACAAAAGGTTGACAAAGACTACAACCATGATGCAGTGAAAAATGTTCTTGAAATTGAGAAGAAAAAAGGCAAGTCATGGGTTGAGAAGATTTTTAAAGCCAATGGTGTGAAAAATCCTCAGAAGGGAGGTAAATAGATGGCAGATTATACTTTGAGCGCAAAGATTACAGGTGATGCCAGTGGGTTTACCAGTGCGTTTAAAGGTGCTAATGAAACTCTAAACAATTTATCGGATCGAGTCAAGTCAGCCGGTGAAAAGATAACCAATTTAGGGAAAAACACCGCTATCGCAGGAGCAAGCATTACCGCAGGGGTAACAATGCCGTTCGTAGGAGCAATAAAAACGACTGCCGATTTTGACTCAGCAATGCGAAAAGCTGGGGCTATCGCTGGGGCTAGTGCATCTCAATTAGATGCTATGACTAAATCGGCATTAGACCTTGGCGCAAGTACGTCTCTATCCAGTAGCGAAGTTGCGGTAGCTATGACTGATATGGCAGCGAAAGGTTTTGATGCCAATCAAGTTATTGCAGCTATGCCAGGGGTAATTGCTGCTGCTGAAGCAAGTGGAGAAGATTTGGCGCTAACTGCCAATACAGTTGCTGCTGCTTTAAATGGATTCCAGTTAAAAGCTGAAGATTCAGGAAAAGTTGCTGATATTTTAGCAATGGCAGCCAATAAAACCGCAGCTGGTGTAAGTGATATGAGTTATTCCTTTAAGTATGCCGCTGCTCCTGCTGCAAGTTTAGGAATCAGTATAGAAGAATTATCAGCAGCAACAGGTTTAATGGTCAATGCTGGTTTAGATGGTAGCCAAGCAGGTACATCTTTACGTATGGCGCTAATTAGGTTGGCAAAGCCTACTGAAGAGTCATCCAAAACTATGGAAAAGTTAGGTTTTGATGTCTTAGACGCAAAAGGTAACTTTAAACCATTAAATGAGATTATAGGCGAGTTAACAAAATCAATGGATGGTATGACTGAAGCTCAAAAGTTAGCTAACTTAGCAACTATATTCGGGACAGAAGCGGCAACCGGAATGTTGATTTTGATGAATGAAGGACAAGATGGCATTAAAGGATTAACAACAGAGTTAGAAAACTCTGCCGGTGCAAGTGCTGAAGCAGCTGCACAAATGAAAGCAGGAATAGGTGGAGCATTAGAAAATTTATCCGGTGCAGTTGAATCAGCGACTATATCTGTTATGAGTCAATTAACTCCTTTAATTAGTGACATTGCAAAATGGACTACTAATATAGTGGAAAAGTTTAATAGTTTAGATGATGGTTCTAAGAAAATGATTGCTATGGCGATAGGAATAGTTGCAGCATCGGGTCCATTATTGTCAATTCTAGCATTAATGGCTATGGGTATCGGAGGATTGGTATCAGCTGTAGGATTTTTAATCAGTCCAATCGGTTTAGTCATCACAGCCATAACGGGATTGGCAGCTGCATTTGGTTTCTTTATGGCTACGAATGAGACATTTAGAAACAATGTTATTTCGGTATTTCAATCTGTTGTATCGTTTATCCAAACTACTGTAGGACAGATAAAGACTCTTCTCGAATCTATGTACGATGTCGTTTTTGGCTCAATGAGTGTGAAGGATAATGCTGATTTGTTAGCTAGTATGGGATTCGATCCAGAGATTGCTAGTAGATTAATGTCAATAACCTCAAAACTAGGTGGTATAATCACTTCATTTTGGGATATCTGGTTTGGTTCTCAAAGCGTGAAAGACAATGTTGATTTTATGCAGATGCTAGGTATATCTGAAAATACAGCAACTAGAGTAGGAAACATTGCCACAACAATCCAAACATTAGTTACTGGTGCTATTGGTGTTATTAAGGCAACTATCTCATCAATGCCAGGTGTCTTTAGTTCAGTGATGGGCACATTAGGCGGAATTATTGGAAGCTTAGGGACGATATTTAGCTCGGTATGGCAAGTACTTCAAACATTCTTTACTAGTTTAATAGGAGGGTTCCAATCAGCAGGAGGAGTCGGTAGTGGTTTTGGCATTCAGATTCTTTCCCTGTTCTTAGGACTTAACCCGATTGTGAAGATGGCTATTACTCTGTTTCAGAATTTCGGTCCCCAAATAGCTGGAGCATTTCAGCAGATAATCGCAATGGTACTACCGGTAGTAGCAACATTAGGAACAGCCCTTGGTCAATTAGCTAGTGCGGTCATACCTATAGTGATGAATGCAATTGTAGCACTGGTTCCTATTATAATGCAGATGGGTTCT